AATACTTGCTGAAATACCAGTTCTTGCTCCACCTTTAATTTGATCTTGTCCTGTTTCATGTTCATAGTAAACTGTAACACCATCAGTATTACCAACTGTAGCATCACTGGTTGCACTTGAATCATATTCAGTAGCATGTGGTTTGCCAAATATAGAAGAATCAAACCAAGAACTTCTTGCAAGTGAACTTGTAGTCCATACAGGTCGCTCTGGTGTTGAATCCATAAAGTTATAAGTTACTGATCTATTGTTAGATGCAGCACCACTACCAGGATAAAACCAAGTCACTTCACCAAATAGGTTATTGAGTCCTGCATATATGTGATTTTTAGGAACTGTATTAATATCATCGTAAACATGGTCTTCAACTAAACATGCTAAAGATTCTAGTTTACCAGTGTATCTAAAGAAACCATTTTCTGACATCCAATAGGCTGAACCATCAACCTCAACGGCTGCATTCTTTCCAATCAATCCACAGTTCGTTCCAACTTGTTGAAATGAAAAAGTAAATGGAGCACCAACAAATCTCATAATAAATAAAGATGTATCAGTCCAAACGTAAATTGCATCACGACCACGTATCGCTCCCACGATCCGTGTTCCATCGGCCAGTCTTTGTGTGCCTGCGGTATTGGTTGCTGAAGGTGCCCAAGAAGTTGAAGCATTGATACTCTCTTGATCCGACCATCTAATATACATATCATCTTGTGTTGATGTAGTTCCAATTGTGGTTTCTGTTCCAAAACAAACTAAGTGTCTATCGGGAGTAGATACTAATGTTTGTATTGCTGCTGTTGGAGCATTGGCAACAATTGTTGCTCGTGTTGATGTTGCACCCGTTGCATCTGAATCCCATTCAAAAGTTGCACCATCAACGATGGTTGCAATCAATTTATTTCCATAATTGTCCAAGGACCAAAGTCCTGGAGCTGTTACAATGTCACCTGTTTGTGAAGCACCCCATTTAGTATATTCTGAAGCATCAGTTACTGTTGCTCCATCACTATGTGCTGCAGCTGTCGTGTTATCTGATCCTCTAGTTAAACCTGATAAAGTTCCAGTACCTGTGGTGTTTGTTGTATAAGCAATTCTTTCGTCATTTATTAAAACTGTTCCAGAAGCTGGAAATCCTGTTGAATCATCTAATACAATACTTGTTGAAGCATCTGTTAAAGCACCATCTAAGGTATCGAAAACTTCTCCAGCTACAGTACCACCCCATAATCCCAATCCCCAACCAGCTGCTGACGCTTCAGTTGCAGGTCCAATTGAATAAAAGTGTTGAACTCTTATTCCACCAGAAGTGCTTGCTCCTGATCCAGATTCAGCTGATCCCATTTCAATAGTAATTGTTGTAGAAGTTGGAACCGTTGTAACCATAAAATTTGTATCATCAAAATCACCAGAACTAAAATTAGAATTAGTAATAGCGGTAAAATTATCTAATCGGATAATATCGTATTTAGATATATTATGATCAGATGAAAAAGTTAACGTAACTGTGGCATCACCGTTTGTAGTTGTAAATGCATTGGTTAAAGTTGTTGTAGATTTGATAGGAGTAATGTCATAAAATGCTCCTCCAGAATATACATATAAAAATCTGTTTGTACCTAATGCGGCATACTTAATACCTGACGCATTAACAAAATGATGAAGCGCTGTATTTCTTCCAGTAAGAGTGTTGTCCCCTAATTGAGCCCAACCCCCTATTTTTTCAGGAGAACCATATCTAAAACGTACATAATCACCACTAACCCATTGGCCTTCACCACCAGTCGCTGTGACTTGTTTATTAAACCCTGGTTGAAATTTTAATTTTTGTAGCATAAAGCCCTTTATAATACTAAAAGGCCCAGCTTACAAATGAATATCTGACACCTTTCTTTGCTTCCTTAACCTTATGTGGATACATAAAGTTAGATGGAAATAATAATATGTCCCCTGTTTTTAAAGGAATTTCTTTGCCTCTGCAATAGAATTCTGCACCCTCATAATCTTCATTTAAATTTGCAACGATAGATACTATAGGTATCCCTTTCATTTTACCATCAAAAATACTGTGTATATGATCATAATGCTCTCTCATAGTATTACCTACTTCATATTTATTAAATCGTATAGGGCTAAATTTTGTAAGCCATGGTCCTTGAGTCTTGTCTCCTGGTACGCTATATTTTATTTGATATTCTTCTAGTGCTTTAACAAGATAAGGTGTAATTTTATTTTGCTGTTCTTGAGTGCAACTCATTACATCTAATTCTTTTTCTGGCTCAGATTCAAATGTACCTGTAGCATAATTATTCCAAGTATGTTTTTTCCATTCTTTTTTATTACACTCATCAATTAATGCTTCACAAACCTCTACTGGTATATGATTTTCTACGTATATATAATCTTCAATTGTGTTCATTCATTATTCTCCTTATATCTAGATGGGTTAAACTATCTTTGCTTCCTAATGTATCAACACTAAAAGTGTTAAAAGATAAACTAATTCTTGCTTCTTTGCCCACGTTTGTTGGTACACTATGTTTTAAATTAGATGGAAATAATAGTAATTCTCCAGTTACACAGGGTAATAAAAATGTTTCTGAATTTAAATTATTATATTTCTTAGGATCTAGTTTCATAGCGTATTGTATTGATTTAGAAAATTGTATAGGTGGTAACGTTTTATCTTGTCTTAAATAAAATACACCACTTAATATACTATTAGGATGCACGTGTTCGTGATGCATTGAACCTGGTGGATTTTTATTGGCCCAACATTGAGTAATCACTAATCTTTGATCTGAGTTTGATATATCCTTAGTGTACTTATTTAAACTATCGTAGAAAAAATCTTTTATACTTTTTAATTCTTCTATCTCCATTAAATATGTGTCTTTAGATTTAAAGTTGGCATTTCCTTTTTGTTCTTTGTATGGTAAAAAATCCACGTACTTTAATTCTTTATTCAAATCACCTTCGTACTTTGTAATAAGTATAGGTGTTGGAAATATCTGTAATAATTCTTCTTTCATATAGGATTGTATACTATATTTTATGCTTCTTGTAAACCACTATGTGAGTCTGATCCTGTTCCTTTAGATGGTCCTGAAGAACCTTCAACTAAATCTCCAAAATCGGTCGCGTTTCCAGTAGAACCTATTGTTATAAAATCTATTATATCTGAAATTGAAGGTGCGGCTCCTCCTGCAAAAAGACCAGTAACATTATTACTCATGCTACCAGGGTTTAATCTTCCCGTACTTAAATCTCCAAAGTCACTTGCATTTCCAGTAGACGCTATAGTTATATAATCTATAACGTTTTGTGCCGATGGATCTCTACCTCCTCCAAAACAACCCCTTACCGTTGTCGCTACACCACCTATTAAATTTCTTTCAGCACTCATATCTCCAAAATCTGCTGCATTGCCAGTTGAAGCTATGGTTATATAATCTATTCTATCTTTAGGAGAACTTTCATTACCACCAAAACAAGCTCTTGTTTGACTTCCAACACCACCCGCTCCTCTTTGATCAGTTGTTGCATCTCCAAAATCTGTTGCATTACCGACAGTTGCCATTGTTACATAGTCAATAACATTACTAACCCCACTTGGATTTTCACCTCCTGAAGCAACACCTCTAGTTCGATTAGACCAAGATGCAGTATTATATCTAGATTGAGTTAAATCTCCAAAATCAAAAGCATTACCTGTTGATTGCATTTCAAATGCTTCTATTCTGTCTGTAATAGATGGATCAATTCCACCTTGTACAATAGCTCTTGTTCTACTTGAAACTGAAGACTGTGCTGTGTTAACAGCTGTTAAATTACCAAAATCTGCAGCATTACCTGCAGTGGGAATATGATTTATTTGAATTCTATTTGTAAGACTTGGGTGTTGTCCTCCTGAAACAAAACCTCTCCCTGATCCAAGCATATAATTTACTGATGGACGTTGAACTTGACCAGTTTCTAAACCACCGTTTCCATTAGACGCCCCTGCTGAAAATCCATTAGCAGTAAGCATATCTCCAAAATCTGTTGTATCACCAGTTGTAGCAATAGTTACATAATCTATTACATTACTTATTGAAGGGGTAGCACCACCAGCTAACAGTCCTCTTATTTTATTAGATGCAGAACCTCCTCCCATTCGAGTAACACCAAGTTCTCCAAAATCTGTTGCATTACCTGTTGATGCAAAATCAAATGTGTTTATTGTATTGACAACTGCTGGTGTAGTAAAACCAATATACCAAACACATCTAGTAGTAGATCCCGTTCCTGGGCCGTATGCAGAATTTGCAGTTAAATCTCCAAAATCTGTTGCATCACCCAAACTTGATATTGTAAAATAATCTATAGCCTTAGTATATCCACCAGGAACCTCACCCCCTGCATATATTGCTCTTGTCGGACTAGAACATGCTCCTCCTCTATCAGAACCTGCTGAAAGATCTCCAAAGTCTGCTTTAAATCCAGGTGATTGAAATTCTATATATTCTACCGTATCATGAAATGCTGGCTGACCATTAGCCATGAAAAGACCTCTGGTGCTACTGTTTGCTGTACCATAAGTTCTAGAGTTTATTCCAAGAGTAGTAAAATTAGCTGCATTACCATTACTTTCAAAATTAATTGCACTTACATTAGCTGAACCGCCTTCATTAAAAAAAGCTTTAGTACTAGAGGTACTTGATTGAAAGTCAGAGTCGGCAGCTGTCATATCACCAAAGTCAGAAGTATTTCCTGTGGTAGGAATGTTGACAGTTTGTATAACGGCAGTAGCACTAGGAGTATCTCCTCCTCCGAATAAAGCTTTATTGCCCATACCATCATTCCAAGAGTTAGCTCTTTTTAATTTATAAGCTTCCCTTACTGACCAAACTTGATTTGAATTAGACATTATGCTTGTAAACCTCCGTGTGAGTCTGATGAAGAACTTGGCATCTCTTTTGCCTCACTTAAATCCCCAAAATCAGTTGCATTACCTGTTGATGCTATAGTAACATATTGCATGACATTAATATTAGCAGGAGAAATTCTTCCGCCAGTAAAAACACCTCTTAATTCAGTGGACGCAGCACAAGGAGCTGTTTGTGCAGCTAATAAATTTCCAAAATCTGTGGCATTACCAGTTGAGGATATAGTAACATAATCTATTATATCTGATGCTGATCCAGTATCCCCTCCTCCCCATATACCTCTCGTACTACTACTACATGAACCAAATCTATTTCTAGCAGCTGTTAAATCTCCAAAATCTGTTGAATCACCTGTTGAAGCAATTGTATCATAATCTATTATATTAACATTAGTGCTTCCACCACCACCATGTAAAGCCCTAACTGAAGAAGAACAAGAAGAAGGTAATTCTCTAGCAGCAGTTAAATTTCCAAAATCAGTAGCATTACCCACTGATGCAAAAGTTATATATTGATTATCATCTACATCACCACCACCGCCTGTTCCACCGCCTGCAAAAAGACCTCTTGTAGTAGAGCCACAACCATTTTGATCTAGATTACCTCTAGCTGCTGCTAAATTTCCAAAATCAGCTGCATTGCCTTGAGATTGTATTTCAATAGATTCTATGGTGTTTACTGTTGGTGAAAAACCAGGGCCAAATCCTCCAGCTCTACATGCTCTTGTTGAAGAACTGTTAGCACTCCCTGAACTTATAACAACACTTAAATTTCCAAAATCAGTTGTGTTACCTAATGTAGATATTTGAAACATTTCTATTTCATCTTTTGCCGCTGGTGCACTATAACCACCCATTACAAAAGCTCTCCCTGTATTCCCTGTAGGTGCTGGTCTCGTTCCTTGATACCCGTCACTTAAACCACCGTGAGCGTTTGATCCTCCTGAAGGACCCGCTATAGAATTATTTAAGTCTCCAAAATCAGTTGCTGTTCCACCATTTGCAAATATTGCAAAATCAATAGTATTAACTTTACTTCCAGAATTTCCACCTGCTGTTAAACTTCTTACAGAATTAGAAGCATTAGATGTATATCCTCTTGCTTGCGATAAATCTCCAAAACTAATAGAATTACCTTGTGAAGCTATCTCTATTTTTTCAATGTCATTAATATAACCATTAGATGGGCTTTGATAACCTCCTGATATAAATCCTCTAGTTGACGAAGAATTATTTCCACCTCCTGCTCCAAAAGTTTGTGTTAAATCTCCAAAGTCAGATGCATTACCTGTTGTTGCAATTTCTACAGAGTCCATTACATTTGTATAAGCACCTGGATCTGTATATCCTCCACAACG